GATCTGTTGAAGTGTTTTAGACCATTAGGCACGTCTGTCATAATAAAGAATTTCTTCGCAGAAGTCAGATAATGGTTGACTGTGTATCCTTGCGGAATCATTCCCATATTTCTGATCGCGTTGATATCGTTATCAGCAGTGCCAACTCTACCAGCAGAATTCATAAGTCTGTCAGCAGTAAATTGTAAAGCAGAAGGAATTACTAATTTAGTTCCTTGTGCTGCAATTTTTAGGCCTCTTTCATCAGTGAAAGCAGCAATGTCGATTAAAGACTGCTCTAATGATGTTTCGTTCAACTCGGCAGCTGTAGTTAACTCGTTTGAGAAAGTACCAGCTAATGTAGGGTGGTCAGTAGCGCAAAGCTCCTTACCGTCTCCACCAGCAAAAGTAGAATCAAACGCGTTGTTTAATACCGCCGCGCCTTTGATGTTCTTAGTAGACGCCATAGATCTTGCTAACGCTTTTGTATATCTAGACGCAAGTCTGTCATACAAGTTATCTTCGATAGCTTCTTCTGTAATAGCGAATGCTAATGCAATCGTTTCGTTAGTGTAACGAGCAGTGAAAGTTTCTTGAGCGTCGTCGAAAGTTACACCTTGTCCTTCAGGTTTAACCGCCGCGTTTGAGAAACCTGCTAACATTACTTCCTCTTCGAAAGCCCTGTCTGAAGTTTCTGTCTCGAAAATTTCTGACCACTCATCTGCGTAGTTTTTGTACTCTAGTCCAAATAGTGCATTTAGACCAGGCTCTAGTTCCTTAACTAGTTGTGCTCTTGATATTGCCATAGTTATATACTCCTATTTGTTATTAGTTATACTGCGCTGCCGCAGGGTTAATTGTTACAACAACATCACAACCAGCTGCCGTACCATCTTGTTGTTCCGGTGTTCCAGCAATTCTTACCATTGTGAACATATCATTTGCACCTGCACCGTTAGTAATATCTAATAATGCAGTTGACATTCCACTTTTAGCATTTCCTGCTGTAAAGCTTGCTATGTTGTAGTCAAGACCCATAGCCGCTTGTACCGCTGCTGCGTTAGCACCTATTTGGGCATCTGTTCTTACAACATATTCTTGTTGTGGGTTATCGATTACGAATCCAGTAATATCATTGGATCCAGTATTGTAATCAACGCTAGTTGTTTGACCGGACGCTACTGAGTTAGCAAATGTAGGGTTCCCGTTTCCATCTATGTAGAAGAAACCGTTAAGAACACCTAAAATGTTTGCATCAGTACCACCAGTAAACGCACTACCGCCAGCTCCGCCATCGTCAGTTGTTGCAAAGCTTGCATCTTGCAAGAATCCTGTGTTACCTGCATCTTGCAGAGAACCTGGATTACCTTTGAACAATCCAACACCTGGCGCTGTTTGGACTGGGTATTCAGATTGTCCTGACGTTGCTGGAGTATTACCAACAGTCATTACAGCTCTTAAACCAAATCCGCCTGTGTTTGTGTTTGCCATAGTTTGTTTCCTTTTTTACTATTAAGT